AAACCCATCTCGCTGCCCCCCACAGGGGGGCTCACGCCTCCTTGGGGCGGCCCGGCGGAGGCGTGATGGAAATCACCGTCACCCTCGACGATGCCGGCGTACAGCGTGCGCTGGATCGCTTCCCCGATCGCATTACAGCGGCGGTCGAGGCGGCCTTGTCGCGCGGCGCGATGGAAATGGCGCGCACGGCGCGCGGCTACGCCCCCAAGGCCTTCTCCACGCTGACCAATTCGATCAAGGCCGACAAAGTCGGCCCGCTGCATTACATCGTCGCGCCGCATGTGAATCACGGCCCCTTCGTCGAGCGTGGCCGCCCCCCCGGCATGCAGCCCGGCACCGCCAACGGCTTGATGGAATGGGTCAGGCAGAAGACCGGCCTGCAGGGCAAGGAACTCGACCGCAAGACCTACGTCATCGCCCGCGCCATCGGCAAGAAGGGTATCCGGCGCCACGCCTACATGCGCCCCGCGTTCCTGCTCCACAGCGACATGATTGTCGCCCGCGTCCGCGAAGCCGCGCACGCCGCCGCGCAGGAGGCCTTCCGTGGGTGAGCTGGCCAACCTGCGCGGCGCACTCAAGACGCAGATGGCCGCCGCCATGCCGACCCGCGTCGTCACCCGCGACTTCAAGGATTTTGCCGACCGCAGCCCGGCGGACCTCGCCGCCGGCATCGTCAGCCTGATCGGCGCCGGCGAGAAGGGCTACGCCAACTACCTGGGCCGCGCCACGCAACTGGGCACCGTGCCCTTCGTCGTCGTCGGTCAGCTGGTGCTGGCCGAGGGCTCCGCGCCGTCGGCGGTCGAAGACGCCGAGGACACGCTGGCCGAACAGATCAAAACCTTCTGCCGTGCCCCCGGCAGCGATCTTCTGGGCGGCATCACCATGACCGGCTTTCGCCAGTCCGGGCAGATGGACGCCCCCTACGGCTGGATCGCCTGCGACATCGAGGTGATGACATGATCCCCATCGTCGCCGCCCTGATGGAAGCGGGCCTGGGCATGCTCGGTAATGCCGTGCTGGCCAAGGGCAAGGCCGTGGTCGAGGAAAAGCTCGGCATCACCCTGCCCGACGGCGCCAGGCCGCTCGACCCGGTGCAGGTGGTCGAGCTGAAGCGCGCCGAGATGGCGCACGAGGAATGGTTGATCGACGCCGGCATCCGCCGCCAGCAGCAGGAGATCGACGCCGAAAAGGTCGCGCAGGAAAACGTCACCGAACGCTGGCAGGCCGACATGAGCAGCGACTCATGGCTCTCGAAAAACATCCGTCCGATGTCGCTGATCTATCTGACCGTGGCCTTCACGATCCTGATGCTGCTGGACGGCTACACCGACTTCAACCCGGAACCGGCCTACGTCAGCCTGCTGGGCGAACTGCTCAAGGTGGTGTTCGCCGCTTACTTCGTCGGCCGTACGGTGGTGCAGGGCATCGAGATGTACGGCAAGGTCAAGGGGGCCGGCAAATGAGCCTCGTCGCCGAACAGGCCGCCTTCCTCCATGACGCCGCGAAGCTGATCCAGTTCGCCACGGCCGCCGGCTTCGTCGTCACCGGCGGCGAGCTGTGGCGCAGCCCGGAGCAACAGGCCATCTACGTCAGGACCGGGCGCAGCAAGACCATGGAAAGCAATCATCTGCGCCGCTGCGCCCTCGACCTGAATTTCTTCAAGGACGGCGCGCTGTGCTACGACATCGCGGCGCTGCGCCCGGTGGGCAACTACTGGGAAACCCTCGACCCGAAAAACCGCTGGGGCGGCAACTTCAAAAGCCTGAAGGACGTGCCGCATTTCGAACGCCACACCGGAGCCCGCGCATGACAACAAGCAACGAGTTCGACGACATGGACCGCCGCGAGAGCCGCTGGCATGTCGGCAAGGAAATCCCCATCGCCGTGCTGGTGATGCTGGCCGCGCAGACCGGCGGCGGCATCTGGTGGGCCGCCAGCCTTTCGCAGAAGCTCGACGCGGTGATCATCCAGGTGGCTGAACTGCGCGCCGAACGCTACACCAAGGAAGACGCCCGCCGCGACCAGGATTTCACGCGCTCGCGCCACGGCGATCTGGAACGCCGCATCGTCAATCTCGAACAACGCCGCTAGGAGACATCATGGCCAAGAAACTCGAACCCACCGCCGCTCCCGCCGGCACCGAACTGCCCTCCACCGGCGGCAGCTACCTCGCTTCCGAATCTGCCGGCTTCGTCCGCCAGGTCGACCCGCCCGCCGCCGCCGCGCCTACCCGGCGCGGCTTTGGCAGCCCGCAAAGCGGAATCCCTGCCACGCAGAGCGCGGGCAAACCCGAAGCTTCCACGCCGGCCGCACTGCCGGCCCCCGCATCCTCCAAGGAGTAAATCATGGGCCGCATCGACCGCCAGCGCATCATCCTCGCCAAAATCCAGCCCGTCCAGGGCACCGATGCCGTACCCACGGGTGCGGCCAACGCCATCCTGCTCGCCGGCATGCCCAAGGTCACGCCGTTCAAGGCCAACAACGTGCCGCGCGACCTGATCCGCAGCTACTTCGGCGCCAGCGAACAACTGGTCGGCACCGGCTACGTCGAGCTGACCCTGCCGGTCGAGCTGCAAGGCGCCGGCACCGCCGGCACGGCGCCGCCCTGGGGCGTGCTATACCGCGGCGCCGGCTGGGCCGAAACCCTGCTCGCCGCGCCGGTGACCGGCACCGCCCAGGCCGGCGCCGCCGGCTCGGTCACGCTCGCCGCCGGCGCCTCCGCCGTCGATGATTTCTACAACGGCATGCGCCTCAGCCTCACCGGCGGCACCGGCAGCGGCCAGAGCGCGCAGATCCTCGACTACAACGGCACCACCAAGGCCGCCACCATCGGCCCCGCCTGGACCGTCAACCCCGACGCCACCAGCACCTACAGCATCGGCGCCAATGCCGCCTACCGGCCCATCTCCACCGCGCTGGAACTGCTCTCGCTGTACTACTGGCGGGCCGGCGTGCAGCGCAAGCTGATCGACTGCCGCGCCAAGATCGAGACCATGGATTTCGGTGTCGGCGCGCGGCCGATGGCCAGCCTGCGCGTGCTCGGCATCGATGCCGGCGTGGCGGCGGTGACCAACCCGGCGCTGACCCTCACCGGCTGGAAAACCCCGGCCGTCATCACCGACCCGAACACCGGCGACATCCTGATCGACGGCGTCGCCTACCCCAGCCGCGGCTTCACCGTCAGCGGCGGCGAGAATGTCGGCTACACCCCGCTCCTGGGCGGCCAGGCCATCGACATCACCGAGCGCGAAATCACCGGCAACCTGGGGCTCGACCTGACCGCCGCGCAGGTGGCCACCTTCGACGCCAGCGTCAAGGCCAACACCCTGCACACCTTCGGCTTCCAGCACGGCCTCGCCGACGGCTACCGGCTGCTGGCGCACGGCCCGGCCATGCAACTGCTCGACCAATCCGAAGACGAAGTCAACGGCCGCGCGCTGGAAGGCTTCGCCACGCGCTACCTGCCGTCCGCCGTTGGCGGCGGCGACGACTTCGCGCTGATCGCGGCGTAATCGGGGGACTTATGGCATTCAAGCTGCAACCCCCCGACACCTTCCCCGTTCCGGTCGAGATCACCAACCCCGGCGGCGCGCTCGAGACGCTCAACGTCGATTTCAGGTGGTTCTCGCGCGACCAGTATGTCGAGTACTGCAAGGCCGGAAAGGATCTGAGCGACCCGGAATTCTTCGCCGGACTGATCGCCGGATGGGATGCCGACGAAGCCTGCGACGTGGCGGGCATGGGCAAGCTGTTCGGCTACCGGCCAAAAGCGCCGCGCGCGCTGTTCGACGCCTTCCGCCGCGAATTGCTGGAGGTCGAGGAAAAAAACTGATTGCCGCCGCGCGTGCCTGGGTCAACGGCGGCGCGGCGGTGGATGAGGTGGACGGCGCCGACCTGATGGAGCTCGGGGTGGCACCGGAAGAAGTGGCAAAGCTGCAGGCGCTGTACGGCAAGGGCAGCGGCACCGACACCGGCGACGTGCTGGTGACCCCCGATAACTGGCCCGCGGTGGAGGTCTTTTTGGTGCAGGAAAACCGCTGGCGGCGAAAGCCGAACGGCGCGCTGGAAGGGCTGGACATGACGCAAGTCGAATCGACCATGCGCCTGATCGGGATCCGCAGCAAGGACAGGCGAAGCGTGTTCTGGAAGCTCAGAACCATGGAAATGGCGGCACTTGAGGAGACGGCGCGGTGAACGACGGCAACAACAACGTCGATATCAACATCCGGGGCAAGGTCGACGGTCTGAAGACCGTCGCCACCGAAGCCAAGAGCACGGTCGCCGACCTCAAGGATGCGGTGGTCGATAACGCCGCGCAAATGACCGGCGTCAACCGCGACCTGCTGTCCTCCGTGTCCGACCTGGCGCCGCGCTTCCTGCTGGTCGGCGCCGCGGTGGCGGTCGCGGCCAAGGCCTATGCCGACGGGGTGGCCGAAGTCAAGGAAATGAACCTCGCCATCGCAAAGGGCGGCGACATCTCCGGGCAGTCGGCCGCCAGCCTGCGCGAGCTGTCGGGTGACATCGCCACGCACTCGCGGCTGACCATCGCCGAATCGAAGGGCATCGCCAGCGCGCTGGCCTCTTCCGGGCAGATCGGCGCGGCGGCTTTCCGGCAAGTGAGCCAGGCCGCCGGCGACTTCGCCCGCGTCACAGGAACCGATGTGGCCAGGGTAGGGCCTGAGCTGGTGAAGCTGTTCGCCGATCCGGCCAAGGGCGCAGAAGAACTGAACCGGCAGATGCACTTCCTGTCAGCCGCCGAACTGGACCACATCGAGCATCTGACGCGCATGGGCGAGGTGACCGAGGCGCAGATCGAGCTTTCCGGGAAACTGAAGGATCGCCTGGGCGAGATCGCGCCGCCGCTGGGCATCCTCGAGCGCGCCTGGGACGGCGTCAAGGGCGCCTCGTCCAAGGCATGGGACGCGATGATGGGGCTGGGCCGCGAGCAGACTACGCAGGACCGGCTGAACGCCGTCTATGAGCGGATCCGCATCGCCGAGGCCATGGGCACCACCGCGCGCAACCTGCCGACCGATCGCCAGGTGCCGGCCTTGATGCGGCAGGCGCTTAAGCTGCAGGATCAACTGGAGGTCGAGTCGCAGAAGAGCTTCGACAAATCGCAGGCGGCGGAGCAGAACCGCCGCGAGCAGCGCGCCCGCTCGATCATCAACAGCAACTCGACCCTGGCTCGCGCCAAGGAAATCGACGACGAGATCGCGCTGGTGCGCAAAGCCGGAAACGGCACCGCCGAGGCGGATCAGGCCATTGCCAAATTGCAGGAAAAGCGCGCCAAGCTGTTCGCAGAAAAAAAGACCGCCAAGCACCGCGACGTCTTCCTCGACACCGTGACCGAAGCCTCCGGCGTCAATCGCAACTTCGCCACGGAACTTGGCGCACTCAAGGCTGGGCTCGATGCCGGACGCATCAGCGAGGAGGCCTACATCGGCACCGTCGAGAAGCTGATCCTGAAGCAGCCCTTCGCCACCAAGGATCTGCAGGAGACGATCAAGGAACTGGCGCTGAAAGAGCGCGTGCTGAACAAGGTGGACGCCGCCGAGACAGCGGCGCGCGAGGTGATCGAGAAGGCCGGCGAGGCGCACACCCAGCGCAACGAGGAGCTGCGCCTGGAAATTGAACTGCTGGGCAAGAACGCCACCGAGCGCGCCAAACTCACCGCGTTTCGCAAGATCGACGCCGCTTTGGCCAAGGACGAAGCCAGGCTCACCGACCGCCTGGGCAAGATCGGCGATCTGGACGGCATCGATTCCGGCGTGGCGCAGCTGCGCGCCGGGGCCGAAGAAGCCAAGGCCGCCTGGGCGGACGCCCACGACACCATCGAGGCGCGCAGCCGCAGTTGGCTCGCCGGCGCCAGGGACGGTCTGCAGTCCTACGCCGACGAGGCCGCCCGATCTGCCGACGCGATGGCCAACGCCTTCAAGCGCGGCGCGCAGATGGCCGAGGACGCCATCGCCAACTTCGTCGTCACCGGCAAGCTCGACATCGCCTCGCTGCTGAAGTTCGCCGCGACCGAGATGGCGCGGCAGAACATCGCCAAGCCCCTCGTCTCGGCCGGGACGGACTGGCTGAAGGGCCTGCTCGGCGGCGGCGGCGGCACGGCGGCGCCGCAGAGTGCCGCGGCGGCCGACGCGATGAGCAGCCTCTGGACCTACAGCGCCAACGGCAACGCCTTCGACCGGTCCGGCGTGATCCCCTTCGCCCGCGGCGGCATCGTCGACCGGCCGACGCTGTTCCCCTTCGCCCAGGGCACCGGGCTGATGGGCGAAGCCGGCCCTGAAGCGATCCTTCCGTTAACGCGCGGCCCCGGCGGCAAGCTTGGCGTGCAGGCCAGCGGCGGGGGCAGCGGCGGCGGCGGCGGGAACGTCACGGTGATCATCACCGAATCCCCGTCGCAGGGTGGGCAGGTTCGCCAGCGCGACGACGGCGGGCGCAAGATTATCGAGATCATGGTGGCCAAGGTGAAGGGCGACCTGATTCAGGACGTGCGCAATGAGGGCACGTTTGCGAAAGCGGCCCAGTTGCAGTGGGGCCTCAACCGCGCCGCAGGAGCCGCCTGATGGCCACCTGGCCGCCGACCCTGCCGCGCCCGACGGTTGAGGGCTATGGGCTGAAGCCGGTCGATCCGGTGTCGCGCACTCAGTTCGAGGCGGGCAACAGCCGCTCGCGGCGGCGGTTTCAGTCGGCGCCGACGATCATCCCGGTGCGCTGGATGTTCACCGAAGCCGAGATGGCTGTGTTCGAGGCCTGGCACAAGCTGGAGGCGCTGGACGGCGCTGCCGCGTTCAACGTCGACCTGGCCAACGGGCTGGGGCTGACCACCTACAGCGCCAAGTTCGAGGAGATGTGGGACGCCCCGATCCGCGCCGGCATGAACTTCATCGTCAGCGCCAAGCTGCGCGTCAGCGCGCGGCCGGTGATGACCGCCGCCGAACTCGAAGTCGCCAGCGCCTACGCCCCGGCCGACCTGCTCTACGGCAGCCCGACGCTGCACACCCTGATCCACACAACTCTGCCGGCTTACTGGTAAGGACCGACCATGACCCTCAAGACAGACATAGACCAGATCGCCGTCGATGCCGGCCTGCTGCATGACATCGTGCATGGCGGCCCCACTGCCGTGGTGGCCACCGACGGCGGCACCGTCAAGAGCGTCGCCAAGGCCATCGCCGACCTCGAAGTGCAGATCGTCACCGAAGCCGGCAGCTACGTCGACCAGTGCCAGGACGAAGTGGCGCTGGCCACCGCGCAAGCGCAGACCGCCACCAACCAGGCGGCTGCCGCCGCCGGTTCGGCGCTGTCGGCGGCCTCGGTGGTCGCGCAGGACCTGAGCGCGATCGACCGCACCGTCTTCGCCAGCACCACGCTGGTCGATGCCTTCCTCTACGACACCAGCAAGGACAGCGACGGCGGCGCGTGGCGCAAGCGGTGCAGCCATACCTCCTGGGAAAACGAAACCCTCTCCGGCAACTGGCTCGGCTCGGCCGCCAACGAGGCCGCCGCACGCGCCATCAGCGGCGCAGTGACCGGCAGCTACTACTACGACACCACGGCCGCCGTGTTCTACAAGCTCAACGCCGGCAGTGGAGTGACGCAGGTCTATCGCGGCAACGTGCGGCAGTTCCCGGCGCAGGTGCTGATCACGGTCGAGGCCGCGCGGGTGGTGATGTGGGACTTGACGCAGGCCGGGTGCCCGATGTGGATGGTGTTTGTCTCGACGGCCTACGGCCACATATACACGCCGATGGTATCAGTGGCCATGCTCAATGGGTCGCTGGTCGCCGGGATGGGAACAGCAACAGGTTTTAGCCTGATTAAATTTATTTCAGATTCGGCAACTTATCGGGCAGTCGGAACGCACGCTTTTTACCGCAAGAACATTGCAGGTCGAAACGCAGCAGAAACTGGTTTCGGTGTCAGCATTGACGCGCAGTACATTGTTGCTAACGTCATCAACGACGTTGCCATGACCGTCCTGCCCAATGCCCCGGTCGACGTCGCTACCGGCCTTCCGATCCCGACGATTGCGGTGGCAACGAATGGTGGCGTGAGCGTCATCAAGGACGACGGCAACGTGTGGGACATCGTGCCGAATGGCGGCGCGGCCTATAGCTACGCCGTGGCCTTCACGGCCGACAATCGACTCATGTTCGAGAATGATGGGGCAGAAACGCGCCGTACTGTGCGCGTCAATGCCATTCCAACGGCAGACGTGACGCACGTCTACACGACAAAGAACACGTCTCTGGAGGGATACACCAATAACGACACATTCATTGGTGACCTGACCTACAAAGGCGGCTCGGCCGCTCCGTTGGTGATGAGCAGACGCGCTATTGGCACCAACCTCGGCCTCAATGTTTTGAAGCGTAATCCGGCTGCACCATCGTCCGGCATGATCGCCTACGTCACCAAGGACTACAACAGCGGGTGGATGCCAGGCGCGATCAAGGGTGCATGGCTGAGTGATTCCGTCGCTGAGACTTTGACCGGCGCGGAGAAGGTCACAAACGGCGACTTTGCCACCGACACAAGCGCGAATTGGGTCGATGTGCAATTTTCCACCGGGTTTGCGGTGACCGGCAACCAGTTGCAGTGGACTGCATCCAGCAGCGGCACAGTGGCAATGCGGAGCAACAACCTTGTTTTGACTGGATTGACGGTCGGCAAAACTTACACCATTTACGCCGATTTGAAGCGGGTATCCGGCTCATCGACCGGCCCCTCTGATCTGAGGGTGTATTCGCAGGCATTTGCATTGCTTGGCATCAGCCCCACGATTACGCTGTCAACCTCGTTCCAGCGGGTCGCCCTGACATTCACTGCGGCCGACACATGGGAGTATGTCTATGCCTATGTAACCAACGGCGTGAGCGCCGATGTTTATGCAATAGACAATATCTCATGCCGCCTCGCCGATGCTGATCGCAGCGTCAAAGCCAAGGGGCTGCAAGCCTTCGGATCACTGACCAAAGCCGCCGTCGCCTCGGGTGCTCAGTTGATGGGCTACAGCGGGTTCAGCGCAGCGAACTACCTTGAGCAGCCGTACAACTCCGATCTGGATTTCGGGACGGGCGACTTTTGCATCATGGGGTGGCTCAACATAGCGGCGAGCGCGGCGACGCAGAATGTATATTCTCGCGCCGCATATAACGGCAGCTTTAGCGGTTCATATTGCACCTTGTATTGCGCGCCCACTGGATCGATTTTGGCGTATTTGTCCGATGACGCTGGGGTGACATATGACGTGATCACGTCCCCGGCGCTTTACATCGACGGCAAGTATCACCTTGTTGCAATGGTCGTGCGATCGGGCGTTCTGGAACTGTGGGTTGATGGAATAAAGGTCATCCAGACGGCGGTGGTGCTTGCTGCGCTCGGGCAAACAAATACCAGCGCAGCTACATGGGTCGGCGTAAGTCCGGCGCTGGCGAGTCCGTTCCTTGGCGGCCTTGCCCTGTTGCGCGCAACCGCCACGGCTCCCTCCGCCGAGCAGATCAAACACATCTACGAAACCGAGAAGGGGCTGTTCGCGGCGAACGCACAATGCTGTCTCGCCGGCACCAGCAATGCCGTTACCGCGCTGGCCTACGACGACGAGACCGATCTGCTTCACGTCGGCACGTCCTACGGCCGCAGCGCCTTCAAGGGGCTGGTCCGCGTGGCATCCGAGGCAACGCCGGTCGGCGCGATCACGGCGCTTGCGGCCGGTGCCGGCGTGATCGCCCAGGCCGGCGCGAGTGGTGCCGACGTCTATGTCCCGGCCTACAGCCTGCGCGAGGAGCTGCTGCGCGATGCCGAGCAGATGGCGCGCTTCGGCCAGAACCTGATCGCTCACGACTTTACCGCCACGGCCAGCCAGACCAACTTCGCCCTGCCGGCCGGCTGGGAGATCGTCGCCGTCTATCAGCAAGGCGCGCTCAAGCGCGAGACGACGAGTTGGACGCGCAGCTTCGACGGCTTCATCTGGTCCGTGGTGCTGGGCACCGGCGCGACGGTTTCCGACTGGATTTCGATTCTGGCGAAAAGGGTCTGACCATGAGTGCACTGACGATTGACTTGATGGGCAACACGCCGCTCGACGAGGCGACGATCCAGGCCCGCGCGCAGGACATCATCGCGGCCGAGTGGGCGCCCTGGAAGCGCGAGCGCGCCCTGCGCCTGGCGGCGACCGGCGACGCGGTGCAGCTCGATGCGCTCAATGCCTACATGGCGGAGATCAGCGCCGAGGTGGATCTGAGCCGCGACAACTCGGCGCTGCTCGCCGCCGCCCTGGCGGTGGAAGCCGCGCAGACGCGCCTGGCGCTGCCGGCCTATGACGGCCCGGCGACGATCGAGGGCGAGGAAGGGCCGCAGCCGCATCCCGACCAGGTGCGCGACGACGACGAGCGCACGGCCGCGCACGAGGTGATCTACCTGGCCAGCCCACAAGTGCTGGCGCTGGTCGCGTCTCGCGTGCCGCCGCCGCCGGAGCCTGCGCCGGAACCCGAGCCCGAGCTGCCGGCGGGTCTCTGAGCGATGCCTGATCCGCTGCTCTCCGCCGCGATCCGCGAGGCCTATGCCGTGGCCCCGGTCAATGTGGTGATCCTCGACACGCTGGAGCTGTCGCATCCGGACTTCACCGAGCCGGTGCGCGTGGTGCTGGCCTATGAGGATCTGACGGCCACCCTGGAGGATGACGTCACCCTGGCCACGTTCAAGGCCTTCGCCTTCACCGTCACGTTTCCGCCGATGGGCGATGCCGCGCCGGCGCCGGAATTCGTGGTGCGGCTGGACGGCATCTCGCGCGAGATCATCGAGCAGCTCGACCTGGCCGTCGAGAGCGGCGAGAAAATCACGATGCTGTACCGCGCCTATCTGTCCACGGATCTGTCGGGGCCGCAGAACACGCCGAAGAGCCTGGACCTGATCTACGTGCGCACCGACGTATTCAGCGTCGAGGCGCGCGCCGCGCTGCCTAATGCGGCGAACCGGCCCTTCCCCTACGAGGACTACACGGCGCGGACCTTTCCGGGGCTGGCGGGATGACAACGCCACACTGGGCCATCCCCTACGTCGGCACGCCCTGGGCGCAGACGGCCAACTGCTGGGACTTTTTCCGCCGCGTGCAGGCGGAGCACTTCGGCATCGAGGTGCCGGAGATCCACATCGAGGCCTTCGACCTGCGCCACCTGATCCAGACCTTCCGCGACCATCCCGAGCGCGGCAACTGGCAGCCGATCGCTACCGCCGATCGGCGCGAGGGCGACGGCATCCTGATGGCGCAGCGTAAGCGCCCCTGGCATGTCGGCGTTTGGGTCGATGTCGATGGCGGGCGGGTGATGCACTGCCCCGAGGGCGGCGCGGTGTTGCAGCGGCTGGCGGACGTCCACCGCTGCGGCTGGGAAATGATCGAGTTCTACAGGCACACGCCAGCATGAATGCCATCTATGCCATGAACCCGCTGTCGCCAGCGCGCCAGGTGGTGCCGCTGCTGGGCGGCGAATCGCTGGCGCAACTGGCGCCGCAGGACTGCCCCTATCCCTTCTACTGCCGCCACAACGACGTGTCGGTGCTGCGCGCCGATTGGCCGCTGATGAAAGTCGGCGCTGGCGACACGGTGGAATTCATCGCCCTGCCGCCCGGCCTGCAGGGCGGCGGCGGTGGCGGCGGCAAGAACCCGCTGGCCACGGTGGCGATGCTGGCGATCATGGTGTTCAACCCTGGCATGGCGCTGGCCGGTGCGGGTGGCATGGGCCTGACCGGCATGGCGGCCACGCTGGTGGGCGGCGCGATCAACATGGCCATCGGCATGGTGGTGTCCTCCCTGACGATGGAGACGCCGCGCGCCACGGCGGCGCAGCAGATGCAGAGCATGGCGGCGGCCTCGCCCACCTACAACCTGCAGGCGCAGGGCAATCAGGCGCGGCTGGGGCAGCCGATCGCCGAGCACTTCGGCCGCCATCTCAACTTCCCCGATTTCGGCGCCGCGCCGTATGCCGAATACGTCGGCAACGAGCAGTTTTTGTATCAACTGTTCGTGATCGGCCAGGGCTATTACGACATCGAGGCGATCCGCATCGAGGATACGGCCATCGCCAGCTTCCCGGAGATCACCTACGAGGTGGTCGAGCCGGGTGGGTCGGTGACGCTGTTCCCGGCCAATGTGGTGACCAGCGGTGAAGTCTCCAGTCAGGAGCTGACGACCGGCGATTACATCGGCGGCTTCATCGCCAATGCCAGCGGCACGCTGGCCAACGCCATCGGCATCGACGTGGTGTTCCCCAAGGGCTTGTACTACGCCAACGCCAGCGGCGGGCTGGACAACAAGTCCGGCGTCTTCGTGGTCGAGGCGCGCACCGTGGACAGCGCCGGGGCGCCGACCGGTAGCTGGACGACGCTGGGCACCACCACCACCACGCGCGCCACCAACACGCCGCAGCGCATCAGCCTGCGCTTCGATGTCGCGCCGGCGCGCTACGAGGTGCGCTGCCAGCGCACCGACACCAAGGACACCGACGCCCGCGCCGGGCACGACCTGTTCTGGACCGGCCTGCGCGCCTACCTGCCGGGCTCGCAGCAGTACGGCGGGGTGACGCTGCTGGCGATGCGCATGCAGGCCAGCAACAGCCTCTCGGCGCAATCCTCGCGCAAGGTGAATGTGCTGGCCACGCGCAAGCTGCCGGCCTGGGACGCGATCAGCGGCTGGGGTGCGCCGGCCGCGACGCGCTCGATTGCCTGGGCCTTCGCCTATGTCGCCCGCTCGGCCAATGGCCTCAACTACGCCGACGACCGTCTGCCGCTCGACGAGCTGGTGGCGCTCGATGCCACCTGGACGGCACGCGGCGATAAATTCGACGGCATTTTCGACAGCAAGGGCACCGCCTGGGAGGCGCTGACGCAGATCGCCCGCGCCGGCCGTGCCAAGCCCTACCCGCAGGGCGGCTGCCTGCGCATTGCCAGGGACGAGCCGCAGAGCGTGCCGGCGGCGGTGTATTCGATGCGCAACATCCTGCCCGGCAGCTTTTCGATCGAGCACGCGCTGCCCGGCGGGCAGACGGCGGACTGCATCGACATGGAATTTTTCAACGAGGACACCTGGTCGCCGGATCGGGTGCAATGCGCCCTGCCGGGATCGGCCTCGCTGAAGCCGGAGAAGATCAAAATCTTCGGCGTGGTGCAGCGCGACCAGGTGTGGCGCGAGGGCATGTTCATCGCCGCCTGCAACGCCTATCGGCGCCGCACCACCGTATTCAGCACCGAGCTGGAAGGCATGATTCCCAGCTACCTCGATCTGGTGGCCGTGCAGCACGACCTGCCGAACTGGGGCCAGCAGGCCGAGGCGCTGAGCTGGAACGCCGGCACCAAGACGCTCGGGGTGAGCGAGCCGCTGACCTTCGGCAGCGGCACGCATTATGTCGGCCTGCGCAAGGACGATGGCAGCTTCAGCGGGCCGTGGACAGTGACGGCGGGGGCGGACGAATACACCGTGGTGCTGGCCGCGACGCCCGACATCACGCCCTACACCGGCGAGGATCAGGAACGCACGCACGTGATGTTCGGCACGGCCGGCGCGTATCACAAGCACTGCCGCCTGATTTCGGCCAAGCACGCGGGCGATCTCAAGGTCGAGCTGTCGGCGGTGGTCGAGGATACCCGCGTGCATACGGCCGATGGCGGAACGATTACGCCAACCGCGCCGGGCTGGGGCCTGCCGGGCATTCCGACCGCGCCGGTGGTGAGCGGGCTGGAGGTGGTGCAGGGCGGCACGCCGGATCGCCCGCTGCTGGCCGCGAGCTGGCGCCCCGCCGCCGGCGCGGCGAGCTACATCGTGGAGCGATCGAGCGACGGCGCGAGCTGGACCCGCGTCGCCGACGTGACGACCGCGCACCTGACCTTCGAGGTGTCGCCCGGCACCATCCATGTCCGCGTGGCGGCGATGGGGGCGGTGCTCGGACCGTGGGATTCCTGGACGGATGATGCCGGTACCGGCGTGGCGCCACCGCCGACTGTTACCGGCCTGGCGCTCACCGAAGCCTTCACCGGCGACGTGCTGCGGGTCAAGTGGGACAAGACGCCGCGCGCGCTGAACTACTCGGTGGCGGTGTGGAATGCCAGCGTGCTGATCCGCACCCGCATCGTGGTGCTGACGGAATACGAATACACCGCCGCCGATGCGGTTGCCGACGGCCTGCACGGCATCGGCCGCGATCTGGAAATCCGCGTTCGCGCCAACGGCAACAGCAGCACCTCGCCGGCCTGGGCGGCGCTGGGCATGTCCAACCCGCAGATTGGTGCGCTGGCCGGGGTGGCGGTGTATGGCCTGATGGCCTCGATCCTGGTCGAATACACGCCGCCGGCGAACACGCCGGATTTCGACGGGGTGTGCGTCTGGGTATCGACCACCGACGGCTTTACGCCCGGCGCCGGAAACCTCAAATACAAGGGGCGCAACAACCCGGTCAGCATCGATCTGGACCCGAGCGCGACAACCTATTACCTGCGCATCGCCGGATACGACGTGTGGGGCGTCGATGGCCTGACGTATTCGGCGCAGCAGACCGTGATCATGTCGCAGATCGTCTCGACGCAGATCACCGACGGCGCGATCAGCACGCCGAAGCTGGCGGCGAATTCGGTGACGGCAACCAAGATGGTGGCCGGCACGATCACCGCCGCCAGCGGCATCATCGCCGACGCGGCGATTACCAACGCCAAGATCGCGGACGTGATCCAGAGCACGGCATATGTTGCCGGCTCGGCGGGCTGGAAGCTCGACAAGGCCGGCAACGCAGAATTCAGCGCCGGGACGTTTCGCGGCGCGCTCGACGCCGCGAGCGGAACCTTCGCCGGAACACTGACCGCTGCGGCCGTAAATGCCGTCGACACGATCAACATCGGCGGCAACGCGGTGACGGTACCGGGAGGCGCGACCGGCACCTATTCGGCCGGCGTGTCGCTCACCTTCAGCCATGCCGGCAACGTCGTCATCATCGGAACGTTCACGCAGGGCTCCGGTAAAAACGGCCACACCTGGCGGATGTACCAGGACAGCACGGAGGTGGGGGCGGAGCAGCCGATTGAGGGCACGACAGGGGCCATGACCTACAAGGGAGCCGTGGCCGCCGGTACCTACTATTTCTCGATCGCGTGCGATACCACCTCCGGCGATGGCCGCTGCGGAATTTCTGTGCTTGGAGCAAAACGGTGACGCATTTTTTTGCATACGACGCGCTCGGCCGGATCGTGATGGCGGGCACGTGCCCGCGTGCCGACCTGGAGCATCAAAGCATGTCGGGAGCCACGATCGCCGAAGGCGTCGCCGGGCTTGATACGCACTATTTCGACCTGCAGACGGAGCAACTTGTTTCCATGCCGCCGCGCCCCTCGGCAGATCATGTCTTCGACTATATCGCTCGGCGCTGGAAGCAATCCCCAGCACAGGCGGAAGCGAACGTCCGCGCGCGACGCGCGAGCGAATACCCGTCGGTCGGCGCGCAGCTCGATGCGCTGTGGCACGCGATGGATGCCGGCGAACTGCCGATGATCGCGGCCTTCTACGAGCCGATCGCGGCGGTGAAGGCGCGATATCCGAAACCGGCGAAGGGGGGCAATCCATGAAACAGACGGCGCTGATGATCGTGATGGCGGTGCTGCTGGCCGGCTGCGTGACGATGAGCGGCCCGACGCCGTTCGAGGTCGGCGACGAAGCCCCGCCGCCGGCTGGCTGTGTTGAAGGGAGGGCGCGCGGTGTGGACTGTTGATCAACTACAGACAATACAGCACCGGACGCAGGCGCGGTTCAACTACGTGCCCGACCTGGTGAAGTGGAAGACCCCGGATTACTGGATCGGCCGCCAGGACGGAAATCTGCTCGCGGGAAAGTGGGACGGCGATTGCGACGACTTCGCCCTGATCTGCCGCGCCGAATGCCGCGCGCTGGAGATCCCGAATCGGCTGGTGTTCTGCTGGGTGCCCAGCCAGGCCGGCTACCACCTGGTGACCGAGGTCGAGGGCTGGCTGTTCGACTGCCGCTTCCCGCACCTGACGGAGCGCGACTTGACCGAGTACGTGTGGATCGAGATCAGCGGCTTCGAGGCTGGCGAGCCGTGGCACTGGGTCAAGGGGTTTGATCCGGCCGGGGTGTGGCCGCATCAAAAGGCTGGGCGGGGATGATTCAGCAGCCAGAGTCCCCGGTCGCCCATCGGTGCCAGCGATTCCTCCGCGCCTCGCTGTCGCTGGTCAGGCCGACACGCACCCTGGAGTGCTTCTCGTCGATCGCCGTGATGATGATTCGGCCCCAGTAAATCGGCGAGGCCGAGTTGAGCATTGTGGGGTGCCATGCGTCGAATTCGCCCGTCTTGATGTCATTGAACAGCGCGGACTCGACATACTCATCGCCGCACGATCTGAATCCAGCGCGGACATTGCGAAACGCCTGCTGGTAGGCAATTGGCAAGGTCCGCTCGTGCCAGACAAAGTCGCTTTCCTTGAGTTGGCCGACGGGCGTACACCCAAGCAAGGTGGTAGTTATGGTCGCGAGCGCGGCGATCTTGAGATTCATGCCGATCAGCGCCGCCCGAACAGCGAGCGGATCAATGCGGAGAAGATCTGCGCGACCACGGGGCCGATGATCCGCGTCCCGATCCGTGCCGGCACCGTGCCGCGCGCGACGGAATTCACGTCGCCCAGCACGCGGCTGGTCGAGTACAGCGCACTGCGCACCTTGCCGATGGTGATGCCTTTTTTCGCGCTCATGTCGCCTCCTGATCGAATGTCCCGCCCAGAAACGCCTGTATGCCGCGCAGCTCGCGCAGGGCCGTTTCATCGATGCCGCGATGGGTCGCGGCGGCCTGGGCGGATTGCCATACCTCGCCGCGCAAGCCCTGCCATTCTTCGCTGGTGATGCCAAGCCGATCGTACAGCGCGCAGAGGTCGGACACCTCGGCATCAGTCAGGCGCGCATCGGTTACGGCGTCGATCATGGCAGCGCCGAAAGCGGCCACAGACATTTCGCGCTCGCCCTCGATCAGGCCTTGCCGGAAGTCTTCAATCAGTTGTTTCAGCATCAGGTTTCTCCTTGCTCAATGCGCTGGCGACGGCGTCAAGATGGTACCGCGTCTCGGGTTCCATGACGCGATAGGCGGCAATCAGGCGTTTTTCGTCGGGCAGCAGCACCTCTGGCGACAAGCCGCTGTCGCGCTCCGCCGCGGCGACGAGCTCCGATAGCGGAATCTCCAAGGCGAGCGCGACGGCCGAATAAAGGTCCAGCGGAGCTCGCTTCGTGCCGCGCTCCAGCCGTTGTAGACCGGAGGCATCAGCTCCGCGTCGGTAGTTCATTCGTTCCGCCATATCCCCCAGAGACCAACCGCGTTGTTCACGTACCCGTCTGATGACGGCACCCATCTGTTTGTACATAGCGGGGGTGAGTGTCGCCCCTTCGTTGCGCCCCATGCAACGCACCCTATGCAATGCCGTTGACAAACCGTTGCATGGCATGCAACACTAGCGGCATGTCAAAGATTTCCGCACAACGAAAAAAGAAGGGCCTGTCGATTCGCGGGCTGGCGCGCGCCGCTGGTGTCGATCCATCCACCGTGTCAAGGATTGAGCGCGGGCAATGGCCGAAGGAGCGCACGGCGCTGCTGTTGGCGAAGGCATTGGGGGTCCCGATCAACCGTTTGTTTGTCTGAAAACCCGGCCCGCCAGGTGTTCCACCACCCGGCGGGCCTTTGCAACAGTGGTGACGGACACCACGGCTCGCAGCTTCAGTCTCCGTCATCGCGCCTTTGAGCGAAAGGTGTACTTCGATGGCGGACTCACGCATCCCGGCCGACGTCAATGACGCGGTCTATCAACTGGTCAAGGCCTACGGCGCCGACCGGCTCTCGGCCAAGACCGGCACCCCGGCGGGCACGATCCACAACAAGGCCAACCCGCACGAGACGTCGCATCACAAGCCGACCCTGTCTGACATCCTGATCTGGACCCAGATCACCGGCGACTATCAGGTGGTGCAGGCGCTGTGCCGAGCGCTGGATGGCTGCTTCGTCGCGCTGCACACCCGGCAATACGCCACCGACGTCGAGCTGCTGGAGCTGGTCCTGCAGCGCGACAGGCAACAGGCCGAGTTTGCCGATGCGCTGCTCGCCTCGCTCTCCGACGGCAGCATCTCGGCCGACGACTTCAAGGCCTGCCGTCGCGAAGGCTTCGAGGTCATCACGGCCTGGCTGGAACTGCTCGGCCGCCTGGAGGGGATGATCGATGCGCACTGATGCCCCTCCGGCTTCGATCGCCGCGCGCGGCATCACCACCCTGACCGACAACCTGCCGCACGGGGCTGGGCTCGACATCGCCAGGGACTTCGCCCGGGTGTTCCGTGACGAAATCGAGACGCGTTTGTTCGGCTGGCAAACCTCCACGCCGCCGCGCCGTGCCACTGCCCCCGCCACAGATCAATTACCCCGCTGACCGAGGAGACCGCCATGCGCCGCCACTCACCGCAACAGCAGTTCGTCGAAGCATGCCAGATCGCCCGCGATCACAACATGTTCGTGGTCGAGAAGCCCGCCCGCCGCGGCGAAGGGACCGACCACATCCTCTACCGGCGCACGCCGACCCGGCCGTTGCGCGTCGGCAGCCGGCGCGACGTCGGCGATTTCCGCCGCTTTGTCGAAAAGTGTGCCGGGCTCAAGTCATGAGTCTGCGCGACTGGATCGACGCGGCGCTGTACGTCACTGGTTTCTTTCTGGCCCTGGGGCTTTGCGACCCCGCCCCGGCGGCCACTTTCAATGGGGTCGCAATTGCAGAAATTTCATCGGGAGCGAACCGGATGGACAGATATTTGACCGAGGACGAGCAGGCCCGCCTGCTCAAGACCCTCAAGGAAGCCGCCTGCCGTGACGTCTACGGCCGGCGCGACGATGCGATGGTGAGGGCGCTGATCCACAGCGGCCTGCGCATCGGCGAGTTTTCGCGCATCACCGTGGGCGATGCACTGGAGGCCCTGAAAACCGGCTACCTCTTCATCCCCAGGGAGCACCGCAAGGGCGCCAGCCAGGGACTGGCCAGGGACCACAGCGTCTATCTCACCCAGGCGCTGCGCGCCGACCTCGGCGACCTGCTCAAGGTCCGCCACGAGCTGCGCGACACCGACTGCCGCGTCGATGACCGCCTGCTGGTCGGCCGCGCCGGCGACAGCATGACGGTGCGCGCGCTCGAGCTGCGCTACAAGCAGCACGCCACGCTGGCCGGGCTGGCCAGGACCAGCCCGCACTGGCTGCGCCACACCCGGGCGCAGAACATCATGCTGCGCTCCACCGCGCGCGATCCGCGCGGCGTGGTGCAGCGCGCCCTGGGCCATAGCAGCATCAAGAGCAGCGGCGTGTACACCGCCACCCCGCGCGAGGAGGTCGAAGCGGCGCTACGCGAGATCGACGCCGCCGCGGATCCGCGCCGCGTCACCCGGGCGCAGCTGCGCCGCGCCTTCGAGGGGAGGGCGGCAGCATGACGACTGCCACCCTCGCGCCGCGGCCAGCCGGTGTCATGCGCCCGCCATCGGAAAAGGTCACCGTCACCCTGACGCTATCCGCCGACAAGGTCGAGAAGCTGCACGCCTTCATGGCCTCCGACACATGGGAGAAGGCCGAGGCGGCCCGCAAGGCCAACCTCGAAGGCTGCATCGACAGCCTGGAGCATGCCGTCAATGTCGCCATCAGCCATGTCGGCACCAGCGGCGGCCGCACCTTCGCCACCTTCCTGGCCAGCCTCTACAACGGTAATCGGGTGAAAGCCGATGTCTCGGACATCATGTCCCTGGACAGCGCCAACTTCGAGCACCTGCTGAACATCCTGCGCCTGCGCTTCGAAACGCACCGCGAGCCGCACCAGTTCTTCGTGAATGGCGGCGCCCTGTTCGAGCAGATCATCGCCGACTGGGGTCTGGAAAAGCGCCGGAGGAAATCATGAGCTGGCGTCCGCACACGGATCTGCCAGACGCCGGGGAGGTGGCGATCATCGCCGCGCCCTGTCCGATCGAGACCGGATGGTTCCTGCTGCCACAGTTGTATCGCTACGAGGCGAGCGAGGGGAAGTGGTACGGGGTTTCCAATGTGCTGCAGCTCAAGCGCGAGGTCTTTCACTGGCTGCCGGCCCACGACGTACTGCAGACGCTGCCGCGCCAACCATGACCCCCGACATGATCAATGGCGGCTTCGAGTTCGCCGCCGGCCTCGCCATCCTCAACCACAGTGCAGCACTGCTGCGCGATCGTCGCGTCGCCGGCGTATCCACCGGCAGCGTGGCCTTCTTCACGCTCTGGGGCGGCTGGAACATTTTCTATTACCCGCACCTGGACCAGTTCTGGAGCTTCGCCGGCGGCATCTTCGTGGTGCTGACCAATGCGATCTACGTGTCGCTCCTGATCCATTTTCGGAGGAACCCCGCCTCATGAATGCCCCCCTGGTATTGCCCACCATCCAGACCGTCAGCGGCCGCTATTTCCCGCTGCTGGCGCCGACCCCGGACGACATCCGCATCGAGGACATCGCTCACCACCTGTCCAACATCTGCCGTTTTACCGGCGCCGTGCGCGAGTTCTACAGCGTCGCCCAGCACTCGGTCTTGGTCTCGCAGATCGTGCCGCCGCAGGACGCCCTGGCGGCCCTGCTGCACGACGCCAGCGAGGCCTACATCACCGACATCAGCAAGCCGCTTAAGCCGCACCTGGGCGGCTATGCCGAGATCGAGACGCGCATCATGGAAGTGGTGCTGCAGGTCTTCGGCCTGCCCACCTGCCTGCCGGATTCGGTCAAGCGCGCCGACCTGATCCTGCTCGCCACCGAGAAGCGCGACCTGATGCCGGCGCACGGCGACGACTGGGATCTGATCCGCGACATTCCCCGCCTGCAGGAGGAGATCGTCCCGCTGCCGCCCCGGGCTGCCCGGGCGCGCTTCATGGATCGCTTCTGCCAGTTGTACCGGAGGCCGTCATGAGCGCCGCAGAAGGATGGGGGACTCTTTCCGAAAAGCGCTTCATCGATGGCATCGGCCGTCACTCCCTGATCGCCGCAGACCGCGCGCATCTGCTTCGCAACTACATCGAATCCCTGTCTCGCCGTTATCGGTGGGGGAGCATCGACCGTCACGCGATCGAGGTTTACACCGCCCGTCTGTTGCAGATCCATGCCGGGGAGGGCGCGCTTCGTGGCTGACAAAACCCACATCGAATGGACCGACGCGACCTGGAACCCGGTCACCGGCTGCAGCAAGGTCAGCGCCGGTTGCAAACATTGCTACGCCGAACGAGATTGGGCGCGGCTGTCCGCCAATCCGCACACCCGCTACCACGGTCGCGCCTTCACTGACGTGCAATGCCATGGTGACGTGCTCACGCTGCCGCTGCGCTGGAAGCGGCCGCGGCGGATCTTCGTCAATTCCATGTCCGACCTGTTTCATGAGTCGGTGCCGGATATTTTTATCGCCGACGTGTTCGGCATCATGGCCGCGGCGCCCCAGCACACCTACCAGGTGCTGACCAAGCGCCCGGAACGCGCGCGCTGGCTGCTCGGCAACAACGGGATCCTCAACTTCTACACCGCAGCCGAGGAGTGCGCAGCGATGTATAGCCGCGCCTATGTTGATTGGCCGCTGAAGAATGTCTGGCTCGGCGTCAGCATCGAGGACCAGGCCACGGCCGACGAGCGGATCCCGATCCTGCTGGATACCCCGGCGTGGACGCGCTGGGTGAGCGCGGAGCCGCTGCTGGGGCCGGTCGATATTCTGGGCTATCTCGACGGACTGGTGGCCAGTGCGGACATAAGCCGGCCCAATGTCGATTGGCTTGTCGTCGGCGGAGAGAGTGGCCCCAACGCCCGGCCGATGCATCCGGAGTGGGTGCGTTCGCTGCGCCATCAGTGTGTGGAGGCTGCCGTTCCATTCCTGTTCAAGCAGTGGGGGGAGTGGTTCCCGGCGAGTTTTCTGCCGAAGGACACCATGCTTCCCGCGCGCCGCTGGGGCTGGATCAGCGAGAACGGCGGCCCGGCGGAGATCAACGACTTCGGCCCGTTCAAGGACGAGTTCGCGCATCACGAACTGATGGGGCGCGTCGGCAAGAAACTCGCCGGCCGCCGGCTCGACAACCTTGTGCACGACGACTATCCAGCGGAGGTGCCGTTCTGATGAAAGCACTGAGCATTCTGCAGCCGTGGGCCTGGCTGATCGTCAATGGGCAGAAGGACATTGAGAACCGCACCTGGGGAACCAGCTTTCGCGGACAGGTATTGATCCACGCCGGAAAGACGTACCCGAAGCGGGAACTGGAAGACGACATCGAATACTGGGGCAGGCTCTACCCAGACTTCCCGAGGCAACGGGATGGCATGATCGGCGGGATTGTTGGTGTTGCAACCATTGTCGACTGCGTAACAAAAAGCGACAGCAAGTGGTTCAACGGTCCGTATGGCTTCGTGCTGCGCGACGCGAGACCGCTTCCATTCATCCCCTTCCGCGGCATGCTCGGATTCTTCAGTGTTCCGGAAGACGTGCTTGGCGCCATCGGGGAGGGCCTCCGCCCATGAACGCCATCACCACCGAAGTCTCCATCTCGTCGATCGCCGCGTTTTCCGCCGACGGGCACGTGTACCGCGCCTTCGGCAATCTGCTGGCGGTCAAGGGCGGCGAGCTGCTGCTGGTGCCGATGGGCCGCACCACGGGCGACCTGCGCCAGGTCACCGACGGCTGCCCCGTGCCCTGGTCCGAGGCCTGGGCGGCGCTGGATTCGCTGCCGCAGGACGCCATCCCGATCACGCCCGAGGCCATGTGCGACAGCTTCGCCGCCCTGGCCTTGATCACGCCCTACGGCTGGCTCTCCGACGAGATCCCGCTCGGCGCCGGCGCGCCCGACGCGCTGCGGCTGATCCATGTCTCGGGCATTCGTTACGTCAGGGTGCCGCTGTGAGCGCACCGATCCTTACGGCCGCTGTGATCGCCGACATTGCCGGCGTCTACGACGGCAAGAGCGAAACGATCGCCGCCCTGATGGCGAAGCACAGGCTGGCGCGCCACAACGTTCACCGTGCAGCAAGGCTCGGTGGCTTCAAGACCCGGCGCCAGCGCATCGACTGGACGCAGGAAAAGGACGACTACCTGCGCCAGAACTGGGGCAAGCTGCCGCCGGCGGAGATCTATGCCCACCTCGGCGTATCGGAAGGCACCACGGCGGTTTTCAACCGCCTCAAGCGCATCGGCCACTCCACGCGCAACAACGAGGATCTGACGATCTACGATATCGAGCACCTGACCAAGATCGATCACCGGATCTGGCGGCGCTTCATCGATGACGGCTGGCTCAAGAGCTACGAGGAATTCGGCCGCGACGGCCAGGTGTGGTCGCGGCGCGTCAAGCTGGAATCGATCGCCCGCTTCCTGCGGACGCACCCGGAGGCCTTCAACTACGCCGCGGCCGACAAGTACGCGATCGCCGTGCTCGAGCTGGCCAAGCTGCCGCCGGCGCCGCGCTTCATGCTGGTGACCTGCCGCTCTGATAGTTGGCAGGATGGTACCCGGGCGACGCCGACCGGGGCCAAGATCCACCACGGCGAGATTGCGCTGGTCGATCGCGAGCACAGTTTCAGCATGGAGAGCTGCGCCGCGATCGGCGGTACCGATGTCTGGGCGACGCTCTACGAAAACCCGTGTTGCCCGCGCTGCGGCTGCAAGGTGAGCCGCTTCAGCGAGAAGGCCGTGTTCTCCGACACCGACCAGGGCGAGGGCAGCACACTCAACGCGATCGCCGGCAAGCTGGGGCTGACCTGGGCTGATGGCCGCTTCCTGGCGGCCGATGGCAGCGTGGTGGGCGAGCACGAGCTGCTGCAGTACGTGTTCAGCACCAAGCGCAACCCGGGCAAGGCCTTCGGCACCTTTCGCCGTATCCTGGAAGCCGGCATGAAGGTGGCGCCGCCCAATCCGGTACCGGCCGAGCAGCTGCTGCCCAATGTGCTGCGCTACGAGCTGCGCGAGGGCCAGCAGGCCGCGTTCGCGTCCTTCGTCGAGAGCGGCAACGTCGGCGTGTACTGGCCGCCTGGCATCGGCAAGATGTATTTCCTCGGCATGGTGTTCTCGCGGCTCGCCGGCGAGCATGCGTTGTTCGTGCACACCCGCACCATCCGCGACCAGTGGGTCGCCTTCTTCCGCGAGCACGGCAATGTGCGGGTGGTCTGCCACTGGAAGCCGTTTCACTTCCGAGTGGATATCCTCGACAACGCTGGCCAGGTACGCAGCACGGTGCGGATCTTCAGCTACATGACGCGCGAGGTGTTCGACGACTGGCGCTTCGGCGTGGTCGGCTTCGACGAGGCGCAGTTCCTGCCTGGCAACAACGCCAGCCGGCTTTCGATGCTGAAGTCGGATTACCGCGTCGGCCTCTCGGCCACCCCCTTCCGCGAGGACGGCCGCGCCGGATTGATTCAGTTGATGACCGGCACCGCGCTGGGCGAGGACTGGCAGGAATTCCGCGACGCCGGCGCGATCGCCGACGTGCCGGTACGAGTCCTGATCGTCAAGGACCTCGAGCACAAGCACCGCGCCCTGGCGCGCATCGTCGGCCGGCGCAAGACGATCGTGTTCTCCGACGCGATCGCCGACGGCAAGCGCATCGCCGCCGAGCTGCACCTGCCCTTCATCCATGCCGCGACCGAGAAGCGCCTGGAAGTGCTGGCCAGCCACCGCGTGGTGGTGATGTCGCGCGTCGGCGACTGCGGCATCGATACGCAGGACCTCGAGGAGGTGATCGAGTTCAACTTCCACCACGGATCCCGCGCGCAGTCCCTGCAGCGTATGGGCCGGCTGCTGCACTCGCGCAACCCGCTGCGCCACACCGTGATGATGACGACGAAGGAATTCTCGCTGTATCACAAGCGGCTGTCCGCGCTCGAGGGCAAGGGTTTCCGGATCCATATCGAGATCGACAAGGACCGCAAGCCGCGCGGCCGCCCGCCGGCGCCGAAGCCGATCAGCGTTTGGGCCCAGATCCTGGGCGCGACGCCGGCCAGGCGCACCACGGCGCCGCTGGAAACCAACGCCGACAAGCGGGCGCGGGTGATGCGTCGGATTACCGAGCGCAGCGACAAGGCGATGGCTGTCGCGCAGGGAGGTGCGGCATGAGCTCCGTCGAAATCAAGCTGATCGAGCTCACGGTGAGCGTGACGGACAACCAGGCCCTGGTCGACGAGTTGCAGACGGTGGTGCTGGATCGCCTCAAGTACCGCAAGGCGATCCGGGAATGCCTGTCGCTGGCCGCCAGTGGGCGCATCGGCAACGCCCTGGAAGTGCTGCGCGCGGTGTATCCACAAGCGGCCGATCTGACGAAAGTCGGCGCTGGCGAGACGGCGGTGCAGTCATGATGCCCTCCCTCTCGATCCGCCAGCCATGGGCCTGGCTGATCGTCAATGGCCACAAGGATGTCGAGAACCGCGACTGGCCGACGAAGTTCCGCGGCGCGTTTCTGGTGCACGCCGGCAAAACCAAGGACCGTGAGCAGTACGAGGCGGCCGCCAGGATTGCCGAGGAAGTCGGCATCGAGATGCCATCGATCGACGCGCTGGATTACGGCGGCATCGTCGGCCAGTCCTGCCTGCACGGCTGCGTCACGGCCAGCGACAGCCACTGGTTCGTCGGCGAGTACGGCTTCCTGCTGCGCGATTCAAAGCCGCTGCCATTCGTGCCTTTCCGGGGCATGCTGGGATTCTTCAACGTGCCGCCTGAGGCCATCAAATGAGCCGCGGCCTGGTGACGCTTCGTCGATCGCGGAGGTCGGCATGAACATCGAACACGGCGAGAAGCTGTTCGAGTTCTCCAGCTTCAGTGACTGGTGCGACACCGCCAAGTCCAAGTTCTTCACCGCCAAGGTCTCCGGCGCCGACGTGGTCTGCGTCGATCGGCGCAGCCGCCTGTGCGGATGGGGCAAGCATTTCATGCAGGCGCGTGACGAGAACGCCTTCCCGGTCGAGGTGTTCCGGCTGCGCGCGGACATGAACATGCGGAAGCAGGGCGAGCTGCTGTGAGCGCCAGGGTCTGTCGCATCTGTGGCGAGGAGCGAAACGAGAAGACCGGTGCCTGCCGGAACGGCTGCGATTGCGTGACCGCGCGACCGGTGGGCGCTGAGTTTAGCGTCCAGGTTGTCAGCCAAGCCGAGGATGCGCCGGTGCGGACCGTGGCGCACGGCGGGCTTCGCCGGATGCCGACGACCAGGAATGAGGCGGGGGAATGACGCCTCCATGGACCTCGGCCCTCGAGGCGGAGCTGCGCTACCTCATCCGGCGTGAATACCGGCGCCAGCAGCGCGCGGATGCGAGCTGTCGAGGCAAGAACGGATTCCAGACGGCGAAGCATGCCCACCAGGCCATTCCGGCGCGCGCCATGCATGGCTACGTCACCGTCTACCGCTGCGAGGTGTGCCGTTTGTGGCACGTCGGCAGCCACCTTTCCCCGAAGCGGCGTCTGGACCGCTCCGGCCATGACCCATTTCCAGAGACCACAACCATCAGGAGAAGCTCATGAGCAAAGCACAGTGGATCAAAGACAACCTCAAGCCCGGCGAAGAATACGCCGGCATCATCCTCGGCAAGAACGGCGAGCAGGACTATCACCTGATCCTGCTGCCCGGCGAGATCGAGCGCGCCGGCTGGGATAAGGCGATGGCTTGGGCAAAGACCGGCACCGGTCAACTGCCCACCCGCCGCGAGCAGTCGCTGCTGTTCGCCAACCTGCGCGAGCACTTCAAAGCGGCCTGGTACTGGTCCTGCGAGCAGCACGCCGCCGACTCCGGTTATGCCTGGGACCAGAGCTTCACCAACGGCGACCAGGACGACAACCACAAGAGCTACGAAGGCCGTGCCCGCGCCGTCCGCAGATTGCCCATTCAGTAATTCATCAATTCATCCATTTCAGGAGCGCACACAATGAACATCACCCTTGACGCCATCAAGGCCGAACAGTCGAAGATTGCCGCGATGATCGCGGCCTTCGAGCAGCAGCCGTCCTACCCGATCACCATCCCCTTCCCGACACTCAACGAGGGCGAGCAGTTCATCGGCGTGATCATCAGCGCCGACGGCAGCAAGCGCCACGCGCTGATCCTGCTCCCCGGCGAGAAGACGGACATCAAGTGGGACCAGGCAATGGACTGGGCGAAGTCGATCGGCGGCGAACTCCCCGACCGCTGCGAAAGCGCGTTGCTGTTCGCCACCATGAAAGATGAATTCAGCCCCGAGTGGTACTGGACGCGCGAGCAGCACGCCGCCGACTCCGGTTGTGCCTGGGTCCAGGGCTTCGACTACGGCTACCAGAGCCTCAACCGCAAGAGCTACGAAGGCCGTGCCCGCGCCGTCCGCAGATTAGAAATTCAGTAATTCTGTCATTTGATTTTCATCATCAGCATGGCACTCCACACCGACCTGCCGATCTACAAAGTGGCCTACGACCTCTTTGATGTCTGCACGGACCTCGCCAAGAACATGGCCCGAGATTTCAAGACGGGCATCGGCGGCAAGCTCCGTGACGAATGCATCGAGATCGTGACGCTGATCTTTCGGGCGAACGTCGCCCAGGACAAGACGCCGCACCTGGACACGCTGATCGAGCGTGTGCAGGTGATCGAGCTGATGCTGCGCCTGTCCTGCGACAAGCACCTGATATCGAGAGGCCAGTACGCCAAGGCAGTCGAGCTGACGCGTAGCGTCGCCCGGCAGGCCAGTGGATGGCGCCGCGCATCTTTCGCCAACGCACGTTCGCCCGCTTCATGAAGGTCAAGGCCGTCATGACTGAGCGACTTTTTAATCTGGTCGTGCCGCTGGCTCACAAGGCCACCGACATGCGCACTTGCGATACCGCCGGCAGCCGCCGGGACAGGTCCGGCGCAGTTCCCGTGCCGAGGATTCGGCACGGTGACGTGGATAGCACGACAGGACGCAGCACGCCGCCGACTCCGGTTATGCCTGGAACCAGAACTTCAACAACGGCAACCAGAACAACAACCACAAGAGCTACGAAGGCCGTGCCCGCGCCGTCCGCAGATCAAACCGCGCGCCACCCTGCTGATGTTTCTTTCACCGAGCTGGTCGAAGCGTATTTCGACTGCCGCCGCACCAAGCGCAACAGCGCCGCGGCGCTGGCCTTCGAGCAGCGCCTGGAGCCTAACCTCGCCCGGCTGTACCAGGAGCTGGTGGCGGGCGCCTACCGCCCCGGCCGCAGCATCTGCTTTGTCGTCACCCGGCCGCGGCCGCGCGAAGTCTGGGCGGCGGAGTTCCGCGACCGGATCGTCCATCACCTGCTCTACAACCGGATCGCGCCGCGCTTTCACGCGGCCTTCATGACCGACAGCTGCGCCTGCATCCCTGGGCGCGGCACGCTGTACGCGGCGCGGCGGCTGGAAGCCAAGATCCGCAGCGCGACACAGAACTGGAGCCGGGCGGCCCATTACCTGAAGCTGGACCTGGCGAGCTTCTTTGTCTCGATCGACAAGCGCATCCTGCGCGATCAGCTTGCGGCCCGCGTCGTCGAGCCCTGGTGGATGGCGCTGGCCGAGACCATCCTGTTCCACGATCCGCGCGAGAACTTCGAGCTGCACGGCTCGCCGGCGCTGCTCGATCGCGTGCCGCCGCACAAGCGCCTGGCCAACCAGCCGGCGTACCTCGGGCTGCCGATCGGCAACCTCTCGTCGCAATTCTTCGCCAATGTCCACCTCGACGCGCTGGACCAATTCGTCAAGCACCGCATCGGCGCCCGGCATTACATCCGGTACGTCGATGACTTCGTGCTGCTCCATGAGTCGCCGCAGTGGCTCAACGCCGCGAAGGCAGAGATCGAGGCCTTCCTCGCCAGCCGGCTGAGTCTGCGCCTCAACCAGGGCAAGACGATCCTGCAGCCCATCGAGCGCGGCGGCGACTTCGTCGGGCAGGTGATCAAGCCCTGGTGCCGCACCACGCGCCGGCGCACCGTGGCCACGGCGCTACAGCGCACCGCCGCGATGCCAGCCGAAGATCTGTTCGAGACCGCCAACAGCTATTTCGGCCTGCTGCGTCAGGCGGGGAGCAGCCACACCGATCGCGCCAGGCTGGGCAACCTGCTGCGGCATCGCGGGCACTGCGTCAATGGCGCCCTCACGAAAACTTTCAGGGTTTCCGGGGCTCGATAGCCCGAAGCCTCAACCACCATCTTCCTAGCCCGACCCATGGCCACCATCGAAGAACTCAAATCCCGCATCGACCTTCACGACCTTGCCGACAAGCTGGGGCTGAAGCGCGGCGCCAGCGGCAACTATCATTCGCCGCATCGCAAGGACGAAAACCCGTCGCTGTCGGTTTACGTGCACAACGGCGTGCCGGGCTGGAAGGATCACGCCGGCGGGCCGGAGGCGAAAGGCTCCTGCATTGACCTGGTGCTCTTCGTCGAGGGCGGCGATGTCGCCGGCGCGGTTAAGCGCCTGCACGAGCTCTACGGCTGGCCGCTGGACCGACCCAAGGGCCAGGGGCAAGGGCAGGGGGCCAGCACCGAGCCGCAGCGCGAGAAAAGCCGCGCCGAGTACATTGCCGACCGATGCCTGACCGAGACCAAGCGCGCCTTCGACTACCTGGTGGAGGAGCGCAAGATCACGCCCGACGTCGCGCAGCGCGCGATCGCGCGCAAGATGGTTGGCTTCAACGACTGGACCAGCGCCAAGATCGAGGCTGGCCAGCATGGCCACGGCGGCGCGGCTTGCGCTTTTATCGTGCGCACCCTGAATCCGGGCCACGTGGTGGCGGTAGATCTGCGCTACCTCGACCCGACGCTGAACGGCGGCACCAAGACGCAGTGTCAGGGCGAGAAGCGCGGCTACGGCTGGACCAGCGACTTGAAGCGCCTGATGGCAGCCGAGCGGGTGATCTTCGTCGAGAGCCCGATCAACGCGCTGTCGGTGGAGTGCGCGCTGCGCCATCCGCGCGTCGCGGCCTTCGCCATTCGCGGCGTGGCCAACACGGATCTGGACTGGACCTGGATGCGCGGCAAGCAGGCAATTCTCTGCATGGACAACGACAAACCCTTCCCGGCGCTGACCGAGAAGGGCGAGCCGCACCCGATGGCGGGGATCCGTCCAGGCTTGCAGGCGGCATGGTCGCTGCACGAGAGCATGACGGCGCTGGACATCTCGGCGCTGCTGGTGAGTCAGGAGGAGTGGGAGCACAACGACGTCAACGACATCCTGAAGGCGGAAGGGCCGGACGCGCTGAAGTCGCTGCTGGGCAAACTGGAGCCCTGGTTGATTCCTGGCATGGTCGGGAAGGTCGACGGCGCCAAAAAGCGCGTATTCCTGCCGGCGCACCACTTCGGTGTCTATCAGGACTATCGCGTCAAGGAAGACTTCACCTCGATCTTCGCGATTCGCAAGGTACGCAACGCCGACGGCGAGGAGCAGGAGATCCCGTATTACAAGGATCTGGCGGGCTTCCGCATCGCCTCGATCTCGCGCGTGCGGATCCAGTCCGCCGGCGCGACCATGACCGGCGACGACGACAGCCAGCCCAAGACACTGTTCGCGGTGTCCGTGCAGACCACGCGGCACGGTGCGATGCTGGTGCGCAAGGTGGTGGAGGACGAGAAGCTGCACAACATCGACTCCTGGAAGAAGTTCGGCCCGGTGTTCACCCAGGTACCCTTCCTGCGCATGGTGAATCTGCTCGAATGCGGCGCCCACATCGGGGCGCGCGACGCGGCAAACTTCGTCGGCCTGTGCTTCAAGGACGGCGAGCTGAAGGTCAACGAGGGCCCGGACTGTTACTTCACCAGCCCGGAGCAGCAGTGTCCTTACCACAACCTCACCTTCCCCACGGGAACGCGGCAGGACGCCCGCACGGTGATCGCGGCGTATCAGCAGACCTTCGGCCGCAATGCGGCCCTGCTGGCGCTGATCTGGGGCCTGGGTGCGCACCTGAAGGTGCTGCTCGGCTTCTGGCCGCACATGGAAATGCAGGCCGACAAGGGCGCCGGCAAGAGCACGCTGATCAAGCGCATGGAGCGCTCGATCGCCTTCACCATGCTCTCCGGCCAGAGCATGCAGACGGAGTACCGCCTGCTGACCTCGATCAGCCACACCTCGCACCCGGTGGGCTGGGAGGAGCTGTCGGCGCGCCGTCAGGACATCATCGACAAGGCCGTCGGCCTGCTGCAGGAGAATTATCAATACACGGTGACCCGCCGCGGCGCCGACATGACCGAATATCTGCTCTCGGCGCCGGTGATGCTGGCCGGCGAGGATGTGCCGGTGCGCAGCCTGATCGGCAAGCTGGTGCGCACCAAGCTGGTGGTCAAGGGGGCGATCATCGCCGACGACCTGCCGCGCTTCCCGGTTCGCCAGTGGCTGGAGTTCCTGACCAGCTTCACGCCGGCCCAGGTGCGCGCGATCTACGCCACCTTCAAGGACAAGTGCCTGGAGCAGTCCCGCGCCAGCGGTACCGACGACGGCGCGACGCGCATGGCCGGCAATTACGCCGCGCTGCTGACGGCCTGGCGCCTGTTGGCCGAGTTCGCCGAGATAGACGTGCGCCAGGGCGAGCTGCCGACCGACCTGGTGGCCACGATGAACGACCACATCAAGGAGACCAGCGCCGATCGCGCGCCCTGGGTTTGGATCCTGGAGACCGCGCTGGCGGAGATCGCTCGCCACAAGTTCGAGGCACCGCACGTGTTCGATCGCGTCGAAGACGAGGACGGCAAGGGCCACGAGTGCTTGTTGATCCGCACCAGCGACGTGATGCACCACCTGGCCACCACGTCGGCGCTGAAGGACCTCTGGAACGCCCTGCCGGTCAAGAGCGACCGCATCCTCAAGAAGCAGCTGACGCAGGCCGGCGTGACGATCGGCGATGGCCACGAGCGCACCATAGGCGCCGGCATGACGCGCCGGCGCGTGGCGCACATGACGGCCCTGTCCCTTTCCCAGCTGGCCGGCTTCGGTCTTCACGCCATACCGACCAACGACATTCCCCCACTATGACCCCCCGTACCCCCCATGAGTGCGGGCAGCCGCCCCTCGTCCGCCTGCGGCGGTTTTCCTTGGGAAAGGAGGGGGGGGAGGGCCGCGCGATTAAAAGTATTGTCGGGCGGTGTACGCAAAACACGTGGATTAGGTGGGCTTATGCAGCTAAGTCATTGAACGTAGACAGGAAAGCTCTCACGGGTTGGGGTCTTTTTTCCACATGTCGGCGCATCGCTTCCACGTGTTACCGCTGTTTTTCCACATGTGCCGCTTTTCGTCCGCGCCGCCGCTTCTCTCTCTATCTCTCTATTTATAAAAAGAAAAGAGAGAGAGAAGAGAGCTTGAAAGCGCAAGGCGGCATCCACGGGTTGCGATCTGGGCTCCACAAGTCATCCACGGGTTGTGGTCGTCATCCACGGGTAACACGTGGATGCGTTTCTGCAACGAATCAGGACGTTAGCTATTCCCGCGGGGCCATCCACGGGTTTTCCCGTGCACTCCCCGTACCTCCTTTTTTTCTCGGTTAGATCGCCCTCATGACTAGACAGACTCTATTTTCACCATGTCGCACCTACCGGTATGTCCTGTGGCGCGAGTGGATCGGCGGCGACGGCTACGCGATGTTCATCGGCCTGAATCCAAGCACGGCCGACGAGACGCAGGACGATCCGACGATACGGCGCTGCATTGGCTACGCGAAGGCCTGGGGCTATTCCGGCCTGTGCATGACCAACCTGTTTGCCTTCCGTGCCACAGACCCGAAGAACATGAAGGCCGCTGCCGACCCGGTAGGGCCGGAGAATGATCAGCACCTGGGGATGCTGGCTCAACGTGCTGACGTGGTTGTTGCCGCGTGGGGAGCGAGCGGGGCGCATCTGGGTCGGGACGCCAAGGTTATCGCGATGCTCGATCAGTCACTTTTCTGCCTGGCGCGGACGAAGGGCGGGCACCCAGGGCACCCGCTGTATTTGCCCAAGACATTGACGCCGGTTCCTCTGGGATCGAACCATGGGTGACCTGATCAGCCAATGGCTGGACTTCATGCGCCACAACCGTGGGCGCTCCGAACGAACCATCCAGGTGTATCGCCTGGCGCTGACCCGCCTCGAGGAGTTCCTGGTCGAGATCAAGCGCGACTGGCTTGCCGCGACTCACGACGACCTACTGGTCTTCACTGGTCTGTGGCTGCATCGCAAGGGCCTCAAGGATCCGCTGTCGCGCCGGCCGATGGTCTCTGCGGTGCGCGAGTTCTACCGCTGGGCCGCCACCCGGGGCATGCTGGCCAACAGCCCGGCCGCGGCCGTTCCGTACCCGCGCGCCGGCCGCAAGCTGCCCAGGGTGATGACGCTGGCCAGCGCCGAGAAGCTGATGTGGGCGCCGGACTTCGGCACCTTCGAGGGCGTGCGCGACGGCGCCATGCTGGCCGTGCTGATCGGCTGCGGCCTGCGCGTCAGCGGCCTGGTGCGACTGAACGAGAGCGCGATCCAGCGCGAGGTGATCGACAAGCTGCAGCGCCTGGTACTCCAGGTCACCGAGAAGGGGAACAAGCAGCGCCGGATCCCGGTGCCGGAGCAGGCTGCGCTGCTCCTCGGGATCTACCTCGAGCACCCCGAGCTGAAGGACATGGATCGCCTGCTGCCGAATGGTGACCAGGTGCTCTTCGTCAGCGTCCGCAATCGCACCGTGCCAGCCCATGAGTATCGCGGCGAGAACCGTCGCCTGCGCCGCGGCGCGGTGCTTGCCATGATCAAGCGCTACGGCACACTGCATGGCATTCCACCGGAGCAGCTCCACCCCCACGCGCTACGCCACCTGTTCGGCACCGAGCTGCGCGAGGACGAGGTTGATCTGGTAACGCGCCAGCGCCTGCTGGGGCATGCCGACCCCAAGAGCACCGAGATCTACGACCACCTGGCGATGCGCAAGGTCACGCGCGACATCGATCGCGCCAGCCCGTTGGCCAAGATCCGCACGCCGGCCAGCGACCTCCTGCGCCAGCTCAAGGCCCGTCCATGACCGTCCTTCTTCATTGCAGCCTAGCGCAACCCCCATTAGGGGCGGTAGCTATGGGAGAGAGAGGGCGCAACGGTGGGCGGATCGGGGTGATCACGGGGGCGCTACGTCTTCTATAAGAATACGGGCTAAGTCAAACAGGGGTGCGCAACTTCGCACAGTGACACAAAGCGAAGTGAGACAACGTAGCAACGAGGGATCAAGGGGGATCACGATGGAAGTAAAGCGAAGCCGAGAGGACGAAAACGCACAGCTCTCGCTGCTGCCAGCCCATCAACCAGGTGGGGTGGGGGCTCGGCAAGGCACCCAGGGCCTCCCGGCTGGGGGGGGTGGGTACCTGGATGTCTGCACGGTTCTGGATTTTCAAAAAAAACCGGAGGACTCAAAAAAAACCGGGCCGGCGGGGGACCCACGGCTAGACGATCTGCGCCGCATGGGCCTCCCGCGCGTTTGGCTACGCGTGGCGGAAACGATTGGCACCGATGCCTTCCTGGCAACCTGGCGGATCCTCGACGCCGACCCATCGACCTGGCACAACGAGACCATCCTGCGGATCCGCCTGCGCCCGTACCGGTCCTATCTGCGCTACCAGCGCAATCGCTACATCGAGGCGCTCACCGCCCAGGGGCTCAAGCCCGACGAGATACAGCGCCGCCTGCAGCGGCAGCTTGGTGAAACCGTGAGCCATCGCCACATAACGCGACTGGGCAAGGGCGATAGACTGAATCAAGCATGAACCAGGCACCGACAGCGATCATTTACGCACGGGTCTCGTCCGTTCGGCAGGCCGACGACGGGCTCCCGATCGCCAGCCAGATCGAGCAGGCGCAAAACAAGGCTGATCAACTTGGCGCCCGGGTGCTGCGGGTGTTCCGTGACGATGGCATTTCCGGCAGAACGTCGCGCCGCCCGGCATTTCAGGACGCCGTCGCCTATTGCGCGACAATGAAGGTGAATCTATTCATCGTATGGAGCACCAGCCGCTTCGCCAGGAACAAACTCGACGCCGCGAACTTCAAGCTCGAGCTGAAGCGCTACGGGACGCGCCTCGTCTATGTCACCAGCGACTTCGACGTAGACACGGACGATGGTTGGTTCCTGGATGGCATCTTCGAGCTGGTCGACGAGCGCTACAGCCGCCAGATCGGCACCGACACCAAGCGCAGCATGATGAAAAACGCCAGGGACGGCTTTACCAATGGCGGCCGTGTGCCATTCGGTTACCAGGCCGTCCAGGAGGGCAAGCGCAAGCGCCTGAAGCCGCAAGACGACGAGGCCGGCGTGGTGCGGCACATGTTCGCCATGTACCTGCAGGGGCACGGCACGAAATCGATATCGATGGCGCTCAATGCGGCATCGCGGTTGAAGCGCGGCACCAAGTGGAACAAGAACACCGTCAATTACATTATCAAGAACCCGGTCTATGCCGGATTTACCGTCTTCAACCGCAGGGATCACCAGGCCAAGGTGACGCGGCCCGAGTCGCAATGGGTGAAGACGCGCAGCCACGAGGGAATCATCAGTGAGGAGGACTTCATGACCGTCGCCAACATCATGGAAAAACGCGCACCGCGCGAAAACGGAGGTTCGCCGCACAGCAATTTTGTCTTCACGGGCCTGCTGCGCTGTGGCCAGTGCGGGGCGTCGATGCAGACCGAGAGCGCCACCGGCCGAAGCGCCACGTATCACTACTACAACTGCCGATCCGCCCTCAAGGGACAGGGGTGCCACAACAGGCGGATTCCGGCGCAGGAGTTCGATGCCTGGGTGATCGGCGCCATCCTCGACAAGGTGCTCACCCGTGACCGCATTGCTGAGATGGTGCGCGAGGTGTACGAACTGCGCGGTGAGTGGTACCTAGCTCGGGCCCGCCGGCGCGACGAGATCGTGGCGGAATTGCGGACTATCGAAGGCAAGCGCGGCAAGCTATTCGAACTGCTCGAGCTCCACGGGAAGGATGCGCCGAACCTGGGCGACCTCACCAAGCGGCTGCGCTCGCACAAGGCGCGCCTCGAGGAGCTGGAGGGCGCGCTGATGGCCCTCGAGGACGATGAGGCGCCGGCGACAGACATAAACGAACGCGAAATTGACGAAGCCAGTGCGATGATGCGAGAGATCATCGCCACCACAGAGGACCCCGTGAAACTGCGGACCTTCTTCAGCGGATTCGTGGAGCGGATCGTGGTGGAGGGCAGTACCGTCCGGGTGGAGTACTTCCCGGAGAAGATACTAAAACCGGCCCATATAGGGCCGGTTCATAGCGAGATTGGATGGCTCCTCGACCTGGGCTCGAACCAGGGACCTACGGATTAACAGTCCGGCGCTCTACCAACTGAGCTATCGAGGAATATCAAGAGGCGCGGATTATAGCCGCCCCCCTTGGTGCTCGCAATA